CTCCATCACGCCTGCTGGTCTCGCGGAAGTCCCAACAGTTAATGTACGACCCTCCGGACCTGTGTCACATACCGAAGGTAATTGCATCGAAATGCCCGCTAAAACATTTGTACGCAACTCCCTGGCAGCGGCCAGGGGTGAAACAAAGTAACAAATTAATTAATGCTAAGCCCGCCAAGCGGCGGGGACGGACGTAGCCAGGTCCGCACCATGCTGCTGCATGGTGCCAATGTGGCACATGGTGGCCCATTCCGTTTCGTTGAAATCGCCAGCAGCTACGCGCAACAACCTCTTCCATTTGAGATCGCTGCCGCCCTCAAATACTGGCATGTCAACGTGGCAAGACACAGCAACGCCCGCATCCGGTAACTTGCCGTACGTCGCAAGATAAAACTCGCGCACTTTCTCACCACTGACATCAACGCCACCGCAATTGTCATCGTACAACGCCTTCAGAAATGCGTGCATCGGCTCAACGTGCCTATAACCTTGTGCCATGGTGGCAGCAAATATACGCACGCAAGTCTTCATTTCTTCAGGCGTTACACTCGAAGATGAAAAATCCTTTGTCGTCAACAACCTCTTTGTTTCTGGGGTCATAACGACGTCTCCACCTTCGTAAACCAACTCGTTGTCACATATCAAAGCTTCGTATCCAACGAAACGTAAATATGTGTCACCAACGGTTGGCTTCCACACCAACTTAGCCCGCCAGCCCCATCTCTCAAAGAACTCAGCGACCTTACAATTGTCGCCATCTTTGGGCCAAATCTTTTCTTCAAACCTGGCCAAGGTGTCATCGCCTTCGAAAGCGAGGCATGCGAGATATTTCTTCCTCACCTGTCGCCCTTTGACGGTTATTAATGCTTTATCGCGAGGTGAGACGTAGAACAACTTCGCCCCGCGATACTTCATCAAGCATTCAAATGCATCCGTCACATGTTCAGGGTCGACCAGGTATGAAAACCATGCAATCAAGTTCTGAAGAAAATTGCCAGAACTCGTGATGCGGTCACCACTCTCACGCATGGTTTGAGGTATGCGTATCTTCTTCGTTTTCTGCTCGCCTGTTGCATCACGATAACGCATCTTCCAAGTGACACTTTTGTCCCTGTCATCAACCACGCGGTCAAATAACAACGTGCCACTATCCTCAACGCCGATGATCGACGCGATGTGTCGCAGAATGTCCTGCTCCAACTGCTTCAAAGGCTCAGAAATTCCAAACTCAAAAGCAGTCAAATCATTCTCGACGTATTTGCCCTCGCGCATGCTGTTCATACCCTGCAAAATCTCCGAAATGGCCTCACTCTTTGGCCTTTCTTTGATTGATGCTTTAATCAGTTTACCGAACATAACATGCTCGAAAACATAAGCA